TGGAAAGTGACTGATGATATCGAGCTTATAACGAACCATCTTGTTAGAGAGTTAGACATAGATGCCATTACAGCAGATACTATTGTGAACAAGTATTCTGCCGTAAAAGAATTGTACGAAATCAAGTTTGATCAGATGTGGAAGACATTTGAAAAAGTTTGTGCTGAATATCATGGGAAGGGTGAGTGAAATGGATAATACAAAAGTAAGCATAGAAGTAGAAGCAGGCGCTTGGCTAACCGAGACCGGAATAGAGACTACAGTCTATATTGGCGATGTAGATATGCCGCAAGTTGTGAAGACAGAGACCTTAGAATCCCTTATTAACAATACTCTTCTATCGTATGGTTTTGGAGATACGATGGCTAGTATTCACAAAAAAGATGTAGAACAACTTCTTACAACGCTAAAGAATGCGTATGAATATGCCCAAAGAAGGGTACAGGAGATAGGTTTCTCCTGATAAAAAATTATATACATACCGTAAAAAGTATGGTATAATAGTACTATCTTAAAATAACTTAAGATAATTTTAATATTAATATATAGAAAAGGTAAAACTGAAATGACTAAAGTAACTAAAGAATCAAAAGTATTAGAAGCACTCCAGGCAGACACAGCTAAAGGCTTAACTGCAGCTCAGATGACATCACGTTTTGGCGTTGCTAATCCTACAGCAACTGTCTCAGCTCTTCGTCAGAAAGGCTATGCAATCTACGCTAACAGCCGTACTAACAAAGGGGGAGAGACTCGTACTTTCTATCGTTTAGGTACACCAACTAAAGCAGTGATTGCTGCTGGCTATAAAGCTCTTGCAGCAGGCTCTGTTGCTACTTTCGCCTAGTAGGCTAATCACCCGGGATTGGAGGCAAAACCTCCAATCCTTTTTTAGCGAGGATTACTAATGAATAGAGTATCAGGTCGTACAATTAACGAAGGCTTAAAATCCCTACGTCGTACGCTGCTTACACAAGGATACGAAATTAAAACTGAAAGATGGCAAGGTAAAGAAGAACCCCCTGTCTTCCTAGAAATTCTGCATGCAGACTTAGTAGCTCCAATGTACCCTACACAGGAATTAGCATCAAGAGGATGCGGTGCTACACAACCCTGGGCTAACGTTCACTTTGAAGAACGTGTGTCTGGTATACCCTACAACCCTCCACCCTCACATACTATGTGGCTTAAAGATACAGACGAATATCTTATTACCGAAGCTTTTAGCCATTCCTATCCTGAAAGAATGTGGTGCGATCGAGATAAAGATGGCATTCGATTCAAATGGGGTAACCTATACACAGCGGTAGAACTCTTAAAGAAGGAGCCTAATACCCGACAATGTTATATCCCTATGTGGTTCCCGGAAGATCTTACTGCAGCCGAGCAAGGTGAACGTGTCCCTTGTACCTTTGGCTGGCACTTCATGCTACGTGGCGGTGAACTACATTGTGCATACCATATGCGTTCATGCGACGTAGTACGACATCTACATAACGATTTATTCTTTGCAAACTCCTTAGCTTTATGGCTTATAGATAAGTCTGGTATCAACGCAAAACCTGGCTATCTTCACTTCTCAGCCACATCACTTCATTGCTTTGCCAACGATCGTTACACCTTGGAGAAACTAACTAAATAATGTGTGGACTCATAGCAGCTAAAAACACTAGCTTAGACCTTAAGAAAATTATTAACAAGATGTCCTATCGTGGAATACTTGGTTATAAAGGGTATGCTGATACTATTACAGGTGTAGATGAAAGATTCAGCCTGTGCCATTATAGCTTGCCATTCGTTAACTTAGATCCAGATGTTGCTATACAGCCAGTCTATATTGATAACAGCTACACTCGACCATCTCTATTTGTCGGGGAAATATTTAACTATAAAGAGATAGGTGATCAACCTACAGACGGACTATGCATATCCCATGCATTTCACAATTCTGATAATTGGATAGATGAGTTTCATAAGTTCGATGGCTTTTGGTCATTTGTCACAGTTCTAGATGGTGACTTAATAGCAATAACAGACTACCTCTCGCAGAAGCCAATCTACTATCGAACAGATACAGAAGCCTTTGCATCAGAGATAGATGTACTGAAAGACTTTGGTCCAGTAACTCCCAACGAGCTATTCCTATCGAATACACTCAAGTGGGGTTATGATCCAACAGGCTTAACCCCATGGAATGAGATTAAGCAAATCCCGCCAGGATGCTACTATCACAAAGGTAACATCCACCAATATTGGGATTGGTCAAAGGTTGATCGGTCTAATTCGTTACGATCGGATCTTAAAAAAGCTACTGAGCTTAGGCTTGGTGGTGAACGTGAAGTGTCTATTCTGCTATCTGGTGGCTTAGACTCTTCTATCATATATGGGCTAATTAAAGAACTTGGCCGAGACGTTAAAGCTATCCACGTAGAGAATCACGAAAAAGACTTTGCTTCCCTAATGACGCAAGACCTAATTGAAGTAACACTTGATGATGTATCAGATGAAGATGCAGTTCGTATACACCAAAGCCCGGTGGATCTAGGTTCAGTTAAGCCACAAATAGCTATGGCTTCTAAGCTGAAAGATCTGGGATTCCACGCTGTTATGACTGGCGATGGTGCAGACGAACTGTTCGGTGGTTACAGACGTGCAGAACAGTACGACAGTCAGCACTCAGATGTATTCTGCGAACTACCATATTATCACCTGCCAAAACTAGATCGAACTATGATGTACTATACAGTAGAACTCCGATCGCCATTCCTAGCACCGTCAGTTGTTAAGCATGCCCTGGACCTTCCCTATGAAATGCGCAAGGGCATTAAACAAAAGCTTATTGACGAATTCGCTTACTTACTACCTACCGAAATACTCGAACGACAAAAGCATCCCCTTAAGACAGATTCGATTCGTAAAGATCCTATGTCTCAGCGAATCGCTAATAATGAAATATGGAAAAATCTATGAACAAATACATATGGGATCTTCGCTATCTCAAATTGGCAGAACACATATCAACCTGGTCTAAAGACTCTACTGGTATTGGATCAGTAGCTATAGGGGATCAGGGTCAGGTATTAGCTCAAGGCTATAATGGATTCCCGCGTGGGGTTAAAGATAGCCAGGAGAGATACGACGTTAAAGAAGACAAGTATAAATTTGTAGTTCATTCGGAAATGAATGTTATCTACAATGCATCCTACAATGGTGTATCCCTTAGAGATTCAACGCTATATGTCTGGGGATTGCCAGTCTGCTCTGAGTGTGCTAAGGGTATTATCCAGACCGGTATTAAAAGAGTAGTTATGAGTAACAGAGACAGGATAAGCACCTTACCCCTATCTGATAAGTGGAGAGAGTCGTTTGACCTTACCAAAACCCTATTTGAAGAAGCCGGAGTAGAATGGGAATTTGTGTAATAGGGATGTACAAATATTCAAAGATGTGGTATAATGGTACCATAAACAAACAAAGGTAAACTATATGTCAATAATGGATAAACTCAAAAAGAATTCCAAGGTCAAAGAAACCCAGATCTTAAGCAAGTCAAAATTCTTTACAAATAAAGATATGATAACAACAGACGTACCCATGATTAACGTGGCTCTTTCTGGTGATATCGATGGTGGACTAACACCAGGACTTACAGTTCTAGCTGGTCCATCTAAGCACTTCAAGACTTCATTCGCTCTTGTTATGGCTGCAGCATATCTAAACAAGTATCCTGATTCTGTTATGCTGTTCTACGATTCGGAGTTTGGCTCACCCCAATCATACTTCGAATCTTTTGGTATAGAACCATCTCGGGTTCTTCACACTCCAGTGGCTAACGTCGAGGAACTTAAATTTGATTTAATTAATCAGCTTGAAAATATTGAACGTGAAGACAAGGTTATTGTTGTTATAGATTCTATTGGTAATCTAGCATCTAAGAAAGAATTGGATGATGCTATTAACGAGAAATCAGTTGCTGACATGTCACGTGCTAAAGCACTTAAAGGTCTATTCAGAATGTCAACTCCCTACTTGACTATGAGAGATATACCAATGTTGGCTATTAATCATACCTATCAAGAGATGGGGCTATTTCCTAAAGCAATCGTTTCAGGCGGAACTGGCATCTACTACTCAGCAGACAATATCTGGATTATCGGCCGACGACAGAATAAGAAGGGTACAGACGTTGTTGGATATGACTTTGTTATTAATGTTGAAAAGTCAAGAATGGTTAAAGAAAAGTCTAAAATCCCTGTTACAGTATCTTGGGAAGGCGGCATTGAAAAGTACTCTGGTCTACTCGAAGTTGCTTTAGCTGGTGGATATGTAGTTAAGCCAAGTAATGGATGGTACTGTCGTGTAGTAAAAGCTACAGGCGAAATTGTAGAACCTAAAGTTCGTGAAGCCCAGACCTTGGAGTCTGCATTCTGGGATCCAATCTTTAAAGAGTCGGACTTCAAAGAGTTTGTTAAGCAGCACTACACAATTGGTCACCGCTCAATGATTTCCGAAGATGAATTTGATAGTTTACTTGAAGGAGAAAATGGTGTATAATAGTATATCGAAACATGATTATCGGCAAATATCTTATATAGAAGATAGTGATCATGATTCATTTAAGATACTAACAGGTAGGTATTCTGGCACTGTAGTAACATATGGTAAGATAGCATTAACGGAACCAACAGATGGTGAAGATCATGCCGTATTATCTTTTGAGTATACCGTTAATGAATCTAATCTAGATTCAGACGAAACAGAATCGCAAGAGTTCAGGACATACCTAGGTGACATGCTTCAAGTAGTTATACAGGAAGCTATAGAAGAAAAGAACTTTGCAATCGGAGAAAAGCCAAGTGATACAAACAGTCATTTTAAGAAATCTTATAACTAATGACGACTTTACCCGTAAGGTTATCCCTTTCTTACGTAAGGATTATTTCGAAGGATCTCATCGTATAGTATTCGATAAGATCTTGGAGTTTGTTGGTAAGTATAATAAGCTGCCTACACCAGAATCCCTTAATGTTGAGCTAGATGAATCATTCCTCAACGACCAGCAGTTTTCAGATGCTGCTGGCGTTGTCCAAGAAATATCTACTCCTGCAGAAAATCCAGATTCAGAATGGCTACTCGAGCATACTGAGAAGTGGTGTCAAGATCGGGCAATCCATCTTGCTATCATGAAGTCCATCTCTATTATTGATGGCAAAGATCCAGAAATGACTAAGAATGCACTACCAGAATTACTATCAGAAGCATTATCTGTTGGCTTTGATACTAATGTCGGTCATGATTATCTGGCAAATGGCGAACAAAGATATGAATTCTATCATCAGGTAGAAGATAAAATCCCATTTGACCTAGATCGATTCAATGAGATTACTAAGGGTGGTTTACCTAAGAAAACCCTGAACATTGCATTGGCTGGTACTGGTGTAGGTAAGTCCCTGTTTATGTGTCACGTTGCTGGCTCAGTTCTGGCACAGGGTAAAAATGCACTATATATTACTATGGAAATGGCAGAAGAAAAGATTGCAGAACGTATCGATGCTAACCTAATGAATGTGGCAATCGATCAGTTAGGTAACCTAAGCAAAGAAATGTTTACCTCTAAAGTTAAAAACATCTCTGACAAGTATCAGGGCCAGCTGCTGATCAAAGAATACCCAACTGGTAATGCTCACGTTGGACACTTTAGAGCTTTGCTCAAAGAGCTTAAGCTTAAGAAAAACTTTATTCCTGATATGATCTTTATTGACTATCTAAACATCTGCGCATCTTCTCGAATGAAGGGTATGGGTGGTGCTATTAACTCTTACTCCTATATCAAAGCTATTGCAGAAGAGATTCGTGGTTTGGCTGTAGAGTTTAACGTACCTATTATGTCAGCTACACAAACTACTCGTTCAGGATTTGGTAACTCAGATGTAGGTCTTGAAGATACCTCCGAATCATTCGGTCTACCAGCAACTGCTGACCTGATGTTTGCTTTAATATCTAACGAAGAGCTGGACGGATTAGGCCAGATACTGGTCAAGCAATTAAAGAATAGATATAATGATCCGGGCATCAATAAGCGTTTTGTAGTTGGTGTAGATAGATCTAAGATGAAGTTATTTGATGTTGAGCAATCTGCTCAAATGGGTTTGGCTGATGCAGGTACTACAACTAACACCAATTATGGTACTACTGCAAAATATGAGGGGTTTAAGGTATGAACGTAAAGTTAGTCAGTTACTCTAAAGCTACAGGAGAATACGATTTTAATGATGGGACTGAGCTACAGGATCTAATTGCTTATTGCGCGAGGGTATCGAATCCTGCGGGGCAAAGCAATACTGCTACAAACGAAAAGCTACTTCGCTATCTTGCTAAACATAAACATTGGTCCCCATTTGAAATGGTTAGTGTATGTCTTGAAATAGAAACAACCCGAGATATAGCCCGACAGATCCTACGCCATAGGTCTTTCTCCTTTCAGGAGTTTAGCCAAAGATATGCTGATCCTACAGAGGATCTACAATTTGAGCTTCGCGAAGCTAGACTTCAGGATACGCAGAATCGTCAGAATTCTATAGACATAGATGAGCTATCTGGGCCGGAAGGACAACAACTACAAAAAGACTGGCAGGCAATTCAGTATCAAGTTATACACGAAGCTAAAATGGCTTATCGATGGGCAATAGAGAATGGTATTGCTAAGGAGCAAGCTCGAGCGGTACTACCTGAGGGTAACACTGTATCCCGACTTTATATGAACGGAACTCTTCGATCGTGGCTACACTATATCGACCTACGTGCTTCAAATGGAACACAGAAGGAACATATCGAGATAGCTAAGGCTTGTGGAGAAAAGATAGCTAAAGTATTCCCTGCTATCGTAGAAATGGTGAATCAAAAATGAAATTAATATCTACATATTGGCGCGATTCAGATAACGCTACTGCAAAAGTCCATGGTAATGATGAAGATGGTTATACTATACATTATTATGATTCTTCTGGGATGTTTATGGATAAAGAATCCTTTCCGGAAAAAAGCCTTAGATTCCACGAGGATGCAGCAGAGAATTGGGCACTTGGAATAAAGCCACTACCATTATAGGTGATAATATGCTACGCGAAATGACTTGGCCAGATGGAATACCCTCACATTATGAAGCATACCTTAAGCTTAAAGATGATCCAGTTAGGCCGCATATACCTAAACTTGTAAGGTATACAGAAAATAGAAATACTTTTTTTCTTACAGACGAAGAGGATAAGAAGGTAACCGCTATTGTTTGCCTGTCTAGAAATAATACTATTGCTAAGGAAGAATCTGACCTTTCTTTATATTCCGCTAAAGAAGCTGAGAATACTATAGTTCATCTTTATACAATATGGAGTTACGGTAAAGGTGCTGGTAGGGATCTCGCCTTGCAAATAGTCGAAGCTATACCAAAGCGCTGGCCTCAAGTTAAAAGAATATTAACTCTAAGCCCCCATACAGATATGGCAAGGAAGTTCCACTTATCTAACGGAGCTTCAGAACTACAGATAAATGAGAATACAATAAACTTTGAGTATGAGGTATAGTATATGTTTTTAGAATGGTGGATGATCGGAATGCTTTTGGTTTGGTGGATGTTATCAGTATTTGGTATAGCTCGTATCGAAAGACAGAAATCTTTTGCTACGGGTTTGGGCATGGGAGTTAAGTATACCCTTCAATGGGTTCGGGATGAGAACATAACATATAAAGCTATTTGTGAAAACCTTATTGATGATCTAAACAGCGGTAAAGTAGAAATAGAGGACTTTGAATAATGTATGAATATAGAGCAAAAGTAATAAAGGTAATTGATGGAGACACAGCAGACGTAGATATTGATCTAGGTTTTGACATAGTACTGAAAAACCAACGAATTCGTTTTATGGGTGTTGATACACCAGAATCCAGGACTTCCGATAAAGAAGAAAAGGTATATGGCCTATTAGCGAAGGACTTCGTTCAATCCCATCTTGTAAAGGGTGATTATGTTACTCTGCAGACATTTAAGGACGATCGGGGTAAATTCGGTAGGGTTCTAGGCGATTTTAAAGTATACGACACCAATAATGATCGATGGACTACTCTTTGTAGGCTGCTAATTGAAAATAACTTAGGTGTAGCATATCACGGCCAAAGCAAAGACGATATTAAAGAAGAGCACCTTAGAAACAGACAGATTCTTTCTGAAAAAGTAAATCTTAGGGTTAAAATTGAAAAAGTAAATCTTAAGGTTAAAAGTCCCTGGCTAACTGAGTAAAGTTACGATCTGTGACGATCTTTTTTCTTTAATAAAAACAATGGCTTATGAGATTCGTTTTCATAAGCCATTGTTCTATATAGGGTTTTTATTTTCGGGGGAGGGGGTTCTCAAAGGCCTGAAATGTTGGTATAATACTCACATAAATTAGGAAAAGGAGCAAACCCCATGAACTATACTTGGAATCGTGACGATTTAGTTAGCTACATATCAGACAGATTTAAGGAGCTTAATGGCATTCGCCCTCGCTTCAACTGGGACGAGTGGAGCACGGCAGAACTTGAGGCAGAGTGTGATAGACTCAGTGCTCAGATTGAGTACGAGATCCATAGGGATCGTCTTGAGATGGAGGCGGCTCTCGGCGCAATGCTGGAGTATGCTCCAGATTTAGAAACAGCCCAACGATGGGCAAAGGAGTATGTGTAATGAATTATTCTAAGTATCCTTGTCAGGTCGAGATGGTTAAATATCACCTAGGTAAAGGAGGCCTGAGTAAAGAGAACGCTGGCTTTATGACATGGAACGATGCCTGCGAATGGGCAGGGTCAGTTACACTGAGCCATAAGGTGCCTTACGTTGTACTGGAGCTTCGAAACTTAATGACTAACGAATTGGAGAAATTTTAACATGACTGAAGAAGAACATGATCAAGCAAAAGCTATAATGGGATTAGTGTTACTCGGTGGTATTATCCTGGGTGCATTTATTCATTATCTTGTAGGAATGTTTATATGATTATCGTAAACTATGAAGGTAGGACAAATAGTACTGAGCGAAAGCTTATGGACGAACTATCTGTTCTAGTTTCAGAAAGGTACTTTCCCAGACACAAGGTTCAAGTTACTTTTAAGATGATGCAGTCTCTTGAAAAAAATGAGAACATCCAGGGTGACACTATATGGGAAGACAACGATAAGGAAGAAAATGAATTCTTTCCTTCATCAAGATGCGGAAGACCAAGATGTTTTACTATCCGTATGCAGAAAGGATACGATCTTGAGACCCTTATTACCCTTATAGCACACGAGCTTGTTCATGTTAAGCAGTACGTCTTAGGAGAACTTCGTAACATCTACAACCCGCATAAGATCGAATATAGGACCATCTATAAGAATAAGGATGTTACCAACTGGGCTTATATGAGATGCCCCTACGAAAAAGAAGCTTATCGATTACAGGAAAAGCTTAGGGTTGAGTACCTAAAAACACATAAATAGTACTATCGATAAGAGATTGAGACCACTATGAAAAAATTTAACACGTTTCTTTCTGAACAGCCTGAGGTTATAAGCGAAGCCCCAGTTGCTTTAAGACCGGCAGAACTTAAGAAGCCTAATGGTAAGACAGGGGAATCTAGGATCGAGATTCTTCGCAAAGCTACCATTGCTGGTACGCCTCTCGTTACAACTGACTTAAAAACAGTTGAGATTGCAAATACCCACGACAATCTAGAACGTATAGCAAAGTTTGCTGACGACCAAAAGCCTATTACCCTTATTACTAAAACCGGAGAAGAGATTACTTCTTCTCAGCTAGCTAAGACAGCATTATTTGGTGGTGGAGGCGGAGCAGGTGGTGGCACAGATAATACCGCAGTCACAGAAGCAGCCCAATGTCTCTGGCTAGCAGCAATGCTTAAGCACGGCATACAAGATATTGAATACTATACCCCTGATGTGCTAAAAGGTGTAATGAGTCGTGTAGACGTGGGTAAGACAACGTTTAAAGAAATGATGGATATAGACTCATCTTGGCAATACTCATCATACGAGTCCGCTAAAAAGATAATTAAAGCAGGTTACGTTAACCCTAAACATAGATTCCATCGCGGATCGCCAGGGATGATAGCGATATATGCTACAAAGACAAGAGCATTTAAGAACTCAGAGCTTAAGGTATTATCAGACGATAAATGGAACCCCGGTGATATTTGGGCAGTTGAGTCTCCAACCTATATAAAAGATAGTCTCGATGATAGCTCTGTAGCAGCACTAAACAATTCAATACTTAGTTTATTTCTTGATCGTAAGCTCGTTGGCATATCTCTTAAGAAGGTTACAAAAGAAGCTAAGATTAAAGAATATAATATCTCATCATCATTAACACCACACAAACTAGTATCAGTCGCAGTAAAGTCTCGTACACGCGGAGACTTCTTTTCTAATAAATCTGGCACAATTACCTATGATGATGGCATAATGGACATTAGACCGAACAGCTATCTAGGCACAAATAAGATAGAGATTAAAGGTAAGACAGCACGAGGCGGAGGAGCAGGATGGGGTGTTGTTGTAGAAGCAGCTCGTCGTTATATGGGTGCAAATATACCACTCCATCCAGTAATTAAAAAAGCTGCAACAAAAATAGCAAAGGGAGATAAAAGAGAAACACAAAGGTTCTTTATTAAAGCAAAGGTCTGTGACGAATCTCTTACCTATGATTACTTCCTTGAGCAAATAGAACAAAAAGATGCCGGTTGGGTATCTGCTAAGCTTGGAGCGATAGAGGTTTGCTATGCTCTTATTAAAAATAAAGGAACAAAAGCGGATAACTTTGTTAACTCTATTGTTAACTATGCAGCATCTAAATCAGAAGATTCATCAGCATTTATAAAGGTATACCAATAATGATATCATTCGGGACTTATATAACCGAACAAAAGAATACCCACATGACTCACCTGGAAGATCAGGTTATATACGGTGGAGTAAAAGGAGCTCGTGATGCTATTCTAGCTCTTCGCTCTCTTCGTGATATGCTTGCTGGCAGTTCTACAAAGGCCGTAGACGTTACAGTTAAGTGGGATGGCGCACCAGCAGTCTTCGCAGGAATTGATCCAAGTGACGGGCAATTCTTTGTTGCTAAGAAAGGTATCTTTAATAAAAATCCTATGGTTTATAAGAACCATGCTGAGATTGAAGCAGATACTTCTGGCGATCTACAAGCTAAGCTTAAGATTGCATTTACTGAAATGAGTAAGCTTGGTATAACAGACGTGGTCCAGGGTGATGTTATGTTTTCTGGCTCAGATGTAAAAACTGAAACAATTGATGGTAAGAAGTACGTTACATTCCACCCGAACACTATTGCCTATGCGGTCGATGCTAACTCAGAAGAAGCTAAAAGAATTAAAAAAGCTAAGATTGGCATAGTATTTCATACGTCTTACTCTGGCGGTACATTTGAAACCATGACTGCTAATTATGGTGTGGACGTATCTAAGTTTAACAAGGTGGATACTATCTGGGCACAAGATGCTGAACTACGGGATCTATCTGGTAATGCTACTCTTACTAAAGAGGATACTGCTGAGGTTACGACTGCTTTGTCCCAGGCTGGTAAGATCTTTCAAAAGATCGCTGGGTCTACACTAAAAGAGATAGAGTCTAATCAAGAACTAGCCCGTATGATTGAAACTTATAACAATAGTTTCCTTCGCAACAAAACAGAGGTTACGAATACGGCTAAGCATGTTACTGGTCTTATCCAGTATGTAGAGACTAAGTTTCAAAAAGAAGCAGATAAGCGCTCCACCGACAAAGGTAAGTCAGCACAATATGCTAAGCGTGACGAGCTTCTTAAGTTCTTTAACCCCAAGAATAAGGCTAATCTTAAATTAGTCTTTGATTTACAGAAAGCTATTGCTTCTGCAAAGCTAATTATTATAAATAAGCTTAACAAGTTAAATAGTATAAATACATTTGTTAAAACGAAAAATGGGTTTAAAGTAACCGGCCACGAAGGCTTTGTTGCTATAGACCGCATTGGAGGCGGAGCAGTTAAGCTAGTAGATAGATTAGAATTCTCTACTAATAACTTCGACCCTAATATTATAAAAGGCTGGGACTCACCGTCTCGGGGCTAATGGGAAATAAATATGTACTCTTTTAAAGACTACTTAGCTGTAGATTATACTCAGACTGGCGACGAGCTTTTAGCGCTCAAAGCTAAAAGACGCAAGATCGATGACGCAGCTGGCACTATTGGCGAGGATGACTTCGACGAAGCGCTAACAAATATGCAACGCCAAAAGGCTAAGCAAACCTTCCGTAAGAATAAAGCTAAGATTGCTCTAGGTAAAAAGAAAGCTGCTAAAAAGATCGCTTCTCCAGAACAACTCCAAAAACGAGCAGACAAAGCAGCTCGTAATATCCTCATTAAGAAAATTACCAAAGACAAAGATAAGAGCGATCTATCCTTTGCTCAAAGATCCAATATAGAAAAGCAGCTAGATAAGAAAAAAGCTGCTATTAAGAAAATAGCTAAAAAACTCCTACCTAAACTTCGAATTGCAGACCGAAAAAAGAAAGCTGCAGCAAAAGCCGGCGGAGCAAATTAATGACAGGTTTTAAATCGTTCTCGGACTATTTAGTGGAGGAAACCAAAGAAGTAGTTTTTACATTTGGTCGTTTTAACCCTCCAACTGTTGGTCATGAAAAACTTATTGCTAAAGTAGCTTCTGTTGCTAAGGGTAATAACTACCGCGTCTATGCATCACAATCATCTGACCCCAAAAAGAATCCTCTTGACTACGCTACCAAGATTAAAGTTATGCGTAAGATGTTTCCTAAGCACGGGCGTAACATTATCTTAGATAAGAATGTTAAGAATGCTCTAGAGGTATTAGTTCAGCTATACGATCAAGGATTCACTAAAGTAACAATGGTAGTTGGATCTGATCGCGTTAATGAGTTTACTGCACTTACCAATAAGTACAACGGACAAAAGCTACGTCATGGCTTCTATAACTTTGAAGATGGCGTCAATGTTGTATCAGCAGGCGAACGTGATCCAGATGCAGAAGGTGTTGAAGGCATGTCTGCTTCTAAGATGCGAGCTGCTGCAGCTGATAACGACTTTACTTCTTTCTCTCAAGGACTACCTACTTCCTTTAAAGGCGGAAAAGATCTCTTTAATTCTATTCGTAAAGGAATGGGTATTAATGAAGCTTCTGACTTTACCAAGCATATCCAGCTAGAAACAGTCTCTGAAGAGCGTGAAGCTTATGTTCAGGGTGATCTATTTTCTGTTGGTGATATCGTCTCTATTAAAGAATCAGAAGAGGTTGGTGAGATAACTATGCTTGGTGCTAACTACGTTATTGTAGAAATGGCAGACGGCAAAAAGTTACGTAAATGGTTATCTTCTGTTGACCTTATCGAATCAGCCCCTACTGAAATAGACGAAGACTGGTTTACTACGCTGATTGGCAAATATACAAATGCTAAAGGCTATAAGGTAGCAGCAGAGATACTCCAAAAGATTGTAGATCGTAAGAAAAAAGAAGGTTCTCTCCGCCACGACATTAACTGGTACGCAGCTAAGGTAGCTGATCAGGTTCGTGGTGTAGATGCTCGTACACTTGGAAAGATGGTTACTGAGAAGACTCGCAAGGTTATACAGGATCCCGATATTGAAGATAGAGAGGGATCACAGACTAAAAGATTCTTTACAGGATTAAAGAAATCCACCAAGGTTGATCGAGACAGGGAATTTCAGAAGAGAAAAGACCTAGACGATGATGATCCAGCTGGATATAAGCCAATACCTGGCGATGCTAAGTCTAAGACTAAGCCTTCACAACACACTAAAAAGTTTAAACAGATGTATGGTGAAGACCTATCATTTGATGAGAGTAAAAGCTCTGTAGAGACTACTCTACGCAAAAAAGCAGATCAATCCGGTATGCCATACAGTATTCTTAAGCAAGTATACAACCGCGGTTTAGCAGCTTGGAAGGTAGGACATAGACCAGGAGCAACTCCAGCACAATGGGGTATGGCTCGAGTTAACGCGTTCGCAACCAAGGGTGAAAAGACCTGGGGTAAATACGATTCAGATCTAGCAGATAAGGTAAGGGCCAGCAAAAAATGAGCAAAATAGTGAAAGACCTAATGGAAAAAAGAGCAGCTAAAGAGCAAGTTGACGAGCCAGCATCTCAAGATGAAGCTGGTATGGCAATGGACCAAGCTAAGTTCATTGGCTATGTTTCTAAAGAGATCATGGAGTATCTACAGGGTAACAATGATTTCCCTGAATGGATGCAAAATAAGCTCACAGGCTTCCATGAAAAAGCAAAAGATATGCATGCTGTAATGGCTGGCAAATATGAGTCAGTTGAAGAATCTCTCCGTAAAGATATTGCTGCAATGTCTGCTAAGTTCCCTGAAGGCAGCAAAGTACGTATGAAACACGACGGCAAAGTTGCTAAGGTCGTATCAGTAGGTAAAGACTTTGTTAAAGTTGCTGTAGGCAATAAGACAATGGATCATAAGCCTAGCGAATTAGAGAAGCTTAACGAAGCAAAAGTAACCGATGCACAGATACACAAAGTGCTTGGACCAACTAAGAATGCTAAACAAGGCATTGAAGCCTTAAAGAAAGCATTTAAGGTTAATGACAAAGAAGCAGAAGCGCTAATGCAACGCGTGCTTGATGAAGCAAACCGTGGATCAGATTCGTACAGAGTTAAGTACAAAGGCGACATTAACACCGTTCGTGCTGATAGCCCAGAAGACGCTCTGAAAAAGTCTATGAAGGCTTTTGGTATTGGTTCAATGAACAAAAAAGACTACATGAAAAATGCATCTGCAATTTCAGAAGCTGTAAATTTTCACGTACGTATGGATCACCTAAAAGACCAGGAATCAAAGAAGGTTGTTGCTATCTTACAAAAAGCTGAAAAGTCTGGCTCTATTAAGTACAAAGGCGAAACAGACAAAGGCATATCGTTTTCTGCTAAATCCGAGCCTGCTGTTAATACTGTTACTAAAGATATAGCTAAGGTATCTCGTGTAGCTGATGTAGATATTATGGAAAAGCTCGAGGTTTCAGATGGTCTTGATCAATGGATCAAAGACTTCCAAGCATCGGATGCACCCCAGTTTGCAGATCAGTCCAAAGAAGAGATTCGCAATATGGCTATCGCAGCATATCTAGCTGCTAAGAAAAGAGCTAAAGAAACTAAAGAATCTACTAAAGCTTATGGTAAATCGATGGATGATATAAAGAAAAAGAATATATCCAGTAAAGACAAAAATACCCTAAGTAAACTTGCTGATTTAATGGCAAAAGAAAAAGGTAAAAAATGAGAGACTTTTCGTCTTACTTAAACTTCGAGTATCATCTAGAGAAGGGAATACCCTTGCACGAGAACGTGTTTAGGGTAGGTTCCGAAGCATACTATGCCATATTTCTAGAGGCTCGAGAGCGTATGCGATTTGGCTCTTATATCCCTGAAGGTATCGATAAAGATATCTTAGATACGGATATTGGTCTATATGATATGTACGAAGGCAATCATATACCTCTTGACTGCCCAATGATGTACGAGGAAAAAGACGTAGAGCTTAATTCCCCCAAGCGCGGCGGTAATAAGAAGTTTTATGTCTACGTTAAGAATGATAAGGGTAACGTTGTTAAGGTATCCTTTGGTCAACCTGGTATGTCTGTAAACATAGACGATCCTGATGCTCGTGCATCTTTTGCAGCTAGACATCAGTGTGATCAAAAGAAAGATAAAACCAAGCCAGGTTATTGGGCTTGTAGATTACCGTATTATGCTAAGCAGCTCGGTTTATCTGGGGGTGGAAACTTCTTTTGGTAAAACCGTACGTTGAGCATAATGGTATCCGCGTATTTCCTATAGACGTCTCAGAAGAAGATCTGGTCTGGCATAGGGATAAAGAAGACAGAACTATTAAGGTTCTGGAAGGATCAGGCTGGAAGTTTCAATACGATAACACCTTGCCATTTGAGCTAAAGTTAAAAGATGAAGTCACCATTCGAGAAATGGTATATCATAGGCTAATCAAGGGAATATCACCCTTGAAAATAGAAATAATTAGAGGATCAAATGTCAACTAAAAGACCAACAGCTGCTGAAGCAATAACCCAGATACAAGAGCATATTAGCAGGGATGAAGGCAGATTAGATCGTATTGAAAGTAAAATCGATAAGCTAGCAGAAACTATGGTTTCACTCGCTCGTGCTGAGGAAAAGCTAATCTCTCTAGAAACGGATCGTATTACTATTGCTGAAAGATTAAATAAACATTCTGATAGAATAGATAAAGTAGAAAGTAAAGTAGAAAAAAACGAAGGCACTCTCAGCATAATAGGCAGGGTGTTTTGGATTTGTTTAACCGCATTTGTCGGCGCAGCTGCCGTACAATATTTTATTTAATAAGGAAATAAAAAAATGTCTAAGTATGATAATAATCCGGTAGCTGCAGCATATGTGGCAATGTACGAAAAGAAAGTAGTAGAGCGCGCATCATGGGTTCCTGAGGAAATCACTGATGAAGGCGCAGCTGAGTTTATGGGTGCTGCTGCTAACGCTGCTAAGAAAGGCGACAAGACCTTTAAGTTTGGTGATAAAGAGTATAAGGTCACCATGAAGAAAGATACTGTTGATGCTATCACTAAAAAAGAAAGCGTCAAAGAAGAAGACGAAGTTAAAGTGTGCGAAGAGTGCGGCAAAGTTCACGAAGGTGCTTGCGAATCAGGCGATAAGAAAGAAATGGACGAAGAATCTGATCTTGATGAAATATCTAGCAAAACCCTTGCTAACTACGTTAAAAAATCTGGTAAAGACAGAGATGTACAGCTTAATAGATTAAAGAAAGCTAGGGGAGCAGGCGAGAGTGAAAAGGCTAAAGATGCATCTCGTAGGTTCAGTGCTCGAGGCAAAGGCCGAGAGATGGCTGTGGATAAGTTAGTTAATAAAAATGCAGATTCTGGGGTAGAACGCAAAAAGATTAAAAGACCCCCTAGCTATAACAAAGAAGTCCGTGAGCCTGAAGCAAAAGGCGAGAAAGACTTTAAAGATATGCACACTAAGAACACCAAGAAATCTGGTGAAAAAGACGACGGTACAGTCACTAAGTAAGACAACTAAACCATGGCACAATATAGCGTATGTTAGTAGATAACGAGGTATAAAAATGGCTACAAAAACAGGTTACTTAAAAGACTCAATTGCTAAAGCAACTGGTTACTATTCGGTCAAAGGCGAAAAGCTTAAAGGAGCAGCCTTAACTCAGGAAGAGCAAGATACATGGAATGGCGTTGCTAAAAAAGCTGCTGAGCCCGTAGTAGAAGCAGTGGAAGAGTCTAAAGAAGAAGAAGTAGAGCATATTAAAAAGAGTAAGAAGAAAAAAGGCTTATTCTCAAAAGGCAGCTAAAAATCTTTAATAAATAAAGTTGTAAAAAAAGACTTTATTGATTGGGGATGTATGAAGCTATTTGAAACTTTGAATGATAATAATTTTCTTCTGTATGCTGCACAGAACTACAGTAACAACCAGTGTGTAGATGCAGAAGAATTTTATGATGATCTAAACAGATTTAAGTATATTAAGAGGCTAATAAGTAGATACAATCAAACTGGAGAAATCCAGGAGAGACTACTTATTAATCATATCGTAGTAATCTTTAATCTTTTTGGTATTGAAGCTGCTAAGAGAATGATGTGGTATAGGATTAAAGAAGAAGACTGGCCAATTGTTAAACCAGTAATGCTTTATCTAAACTATATTACAGAATCAGACAAAATAGACGTTGGTCTAGATCCACTTATCGTAGAGAGATTAAGAAACATATGAGCATTGTATCCAGAACAGGTGATTTATTCTATGCTTATAGATTCATTAAGCTTCTCGTTACCCCGTGGGAAAAGACTGAAGCTTATAAACTAGGCATTGTTGACGAAGATGGCAAGAATCTTAAAAAAAGTTCTCAGCTATCAACACCAGACGAGAAATCTGCATACACTGTATTCCATCGACTAGTCTTTAATATTAAGAGACTAATGAATAAGTTACCGTTTGGTAGAAGCAAGTTAGCATCTTGGGCAACTGCTCTCTTTCTTATTAAGGAAGAAACTGGCATGAGCGAAAAAGCCATTATGAAAGTATTAGATAAGGTAGACGTTAACTTTGATGATACGCTGTCAGAGTCTACCTGGTACATGAATGAGAATAATGTTTTGCATCCAGGTGTATATACGTTACAGTATGATGTTGTGTCTCCTCTTACTGGGGAAACTATAGGCGTAAAGAATTCTAAGATTCGGGTTCATGAAAACTGTATTCCTGTTGGGGAATCGATTGGAACCCCGATATACGAGGTAACCCATATTAAGACTAAGCAAAAAGTATATGTTAATCCGGGAGAGATAAAAAGATGAAGTCTTTTAAGGATTATCTGGACGAAGTCGCTGCAAATTCAGCAGGAACCGGTGGGGTAGATATGAACCCAACTGGATACTCCAAAGCTGATAAAAGAAAAAAAGATGGAATAGAAGCTATGTATCGCAGATCTTTGGGACTAACTCCTATTAAAAAAATGATAGAGAAAAGGAAAAACAATAATGGCTGACTTAAAAAAATACTCTAGAGAACTTGATATATCAAATGGCATGGGAATTCCTGCGCACGATTATATCGGTAATACATACGATCTATCAGCTAATTTAATCGGCGTTGAATACAAGCTTGGCGGAGCGTCAGGCGCTACTGTTGCTATGCTTGTCTTAACATACGACGTCGATGGAAACTTAGAATCAGTAACGAGGACTTCATAATGTCTTGGAAATTTAATCCGTTTACCGGTAAATTGCAGGAAGTAGGTGATGGTGAGGTAACCCAACAAACTGTTAACAACTTTATTGATCAGTCTACCACAATTGCAAATATTCAAGATGGATCTGGATGGACTTTGCCTGGTCCGTATACTAATGAAGCCGGAGCTGCTTCAGGCGGTGTCGCAATAGGTCAAGCATATTACGACAATGGCGGAACAGTTAGGGTAAGGTTGACCTAATCGTGTTTAAAATCTATATGTTTGTAATAATACTTGGTATCGTTGGGGGAGCACTCTACGGAGCTAGGTATTACTATGAATCAACTCAAGCTACTATTCGCCAATTGTCTGCAGAGAAAGCTATTCTTGATCAAGCTGTAGAAAGACAAACTGCTGCTATGGAAGAAATGCAAGCAACTGCTGCTAAGCAGAATGAACTAAATCAAGCTCTTCAGGCAGAACTACAAGAAGCTGAAAGCGGACTGGACGAAATTCGCTCTAAGCTATCAAGCCATGACCTTACAAAGCTAGTATTAGCTAGACCCGGCCTAATAGAAACAAGGATAAACAATGGAACAAGTGAAGCGTTTAGGCTTTTTGAGTCTGACACTGCTCGCCCTGTCGCTGAATAGCTGTAGCATATTCCCAGACTTTGATGATGAGCCAAGAATAGTAACAGTCACTGAGACTGTATATCCTGTTATACCTCTCCAAACAAGTCCTAAGCCTATTAGTTTAAACGACGTTGAATTCTATGTTGTATCTGATAAGAATGTTGATGAATTCTTAGAAAGATTCGTAGAAGAAAATGGATCCTTAGCATTTGTTGCTATGACTGTTAAAGGGTATGAAAGCCTCTCGATAAACCTGCAAGAGCTACGCAGGTATATACTTCAGCAAAAGCAGATAATTCTATACTACGAAAAGTCTGTCACCTTCGATGATAAAAAAGAAGAAAATACCGCGGAAAATACCTCCAAATAAGGGTATACAAATCTTCTGTTTTAATATATAATAGTACACTATATAAACTTAAAAGACCGTCCTGGTCTTAATGATGTGGGATACAAGCGAATGGCAAAAACAGAATATATGGGTATTCAGATAGACTACTCACGAGATGATTTATTCGATAAGCTAGGAATACAAAGACTAAAAGAAAGTTACATGAAGGATGATGAAACATCTCCCCAGGAAAGATTTGCTTTTGTCAGTAAAACATTTGGCTCTAATCCAGAGCATGCTCAAAGACTATATGACTATGCTTCTAAGCACTGGTTATCCTATTCTACTCCTATTCTCTCTTTTGGCAGATCTAAAAACGGTATGCCAATATCTTGTTTCCTTAATTATATTAATGATACGGCCGAAGGTCTAGTTGAAAATCTATCTGAAACAAATTGGTTATCTATGCTCGGCGGTGGTGTTGGGATTGGTTTTGGCATACGTGGAGCCGATGATAAGTCTGTTGGTG